GATGATGTACGACGGCGACGAAGCCGGTGCCCGTGCTGCGCTGAAGCATGTCCATTCGTGCGTGGAGGCGGGCTTCGATGTCAGTTGCGTCTATCTCTCCGGTGGCGTGGATCCCGACGACCTGGCCCGCAAGGTGGGCGAAGGCATCGGCAAGTGGCTCCAGGAGCACACCATTTCATACGTGGAGTACCTGTGTCGTATCCGATTCGACCGAGCAGCGGATGCTCACTCGCAGGGCGAGGCCCTGAGGGAGATTGTCGGTGTAGTGGCCATGGAAAGCCCTGAGGTCAGGGAACGGATGCTTAGGGAACTATCCGCACGGACGGAAACGTCGTCTGAAGTACTTGACGGGCTGCTGGAGAGTGCAGCCGTGCCGGAACGCCCCGAGGAATTCACGCCCGGATTCCACGGACTGGACTTCATCGAGGACTACATCAACCCTGACGACCGCGAGGTGAACGTCACCACGGACTGGGACCGCTTCATCAAGCAGATTGGTCAGAAGCGTCCCTGGCTATTTCTCTACGGCAAGCCTACGCCCGAAGACAGCCAGTTCATGCACACACGGGTGAAGCGCATCGTAATGCACAAGCCGGAGATGAAGGCCGACGAGCATCAGGAATCGACAGTCATAGAGGTGATGAAAGACCTCTTCGTCAAGGGCATGGTCGTGGATGTGAGCGGCGACCACGGGCCTCGCGGCTTCATATATGCCTATATCCAACTCTACGGCGACATGATCGAGCAACTCTGTCCCACACCTGAAGTGAGGAGCAAGTACCTGAACCGATGCGCCGAGATGATATCCTACTGCAGCACCAGCGTACAGACGACCTCGCTGCGCGACTTTGCCGACATGCTGCACCTGAAGGTAGGCGAACTGAAGGCCATCGTGAAGCCCTTCAACGACGAGCGACGGGCGAACAGCCGCATCGAGCGGGAGCGTGGCGACCTGGGCGACGCCCTGCTGGACTTCTCTCCGGAGCGCGTGCCGTCGTATGTGGAAGAAAACGAGGAGTACAGTGCCATGCTGCGCCGCTACAACTACTTCCCCCTGCTCGGCCGCAAGACCAAGGAACCCGTCTGCTACATGTTCCGTGACCCGAACGGTCAGCTGAAACGCGTGGCCGACTTCTACATGGAGCCGCTGTTCCACGTATTCTCGAAGGAGAGCGAGAAGAACCGACGCGTCATCAAACTGACCAGTCTCTACACGGGAGGTTCGAAATACGTGGAACTCCCGTCGAAGGCCTTTGCCAAACTCTCCACGCTGGACGAACGTCTCATCGAGGAGGGAGCCTACAACTTCGAGAACGGCACGGCCCAGGACTATGCCCGCATCCGTGCGTCAATGTCCTACCGCTTCCCCGTGGTGGAGGAAATCGGTGTCTATGGCCAGCAGCCGGAGGGATGCTTCATCTTTGCCAATGCCATACTGCATGAGGTCGGGGGCGAGTGGCGTGTCGATTATGCCGACGAACTGGGGCTTATGCGCGAGGGAAACATCACGTTCTACAGCCCAGCCTTCTCGAAGGTGAACGTCGGCATTCGCCAGGACAATGACGACTTCGAGCAATACCGAACGCTTACTTACCATGAGGTTCCAGCAGACAGGCGAATCACATTCCAAAGGTGGGCCTCGCTTATGGACGAGGTGTATAAGGTGAACGACAACGGCAAATTCGCCATGATATATGCCATCATGTGCGCCTTCCGTTCGGACATATACAAACGGATGAACCGCATATTCACCAGCATATTCTTCGTCGGTCCCACGATGTCGGGTAAGACGCAGATAGCCATCTCCATCCGTTCCCTCTTCATCAAGCCAGAGGTGCCAGCCTTCAACCTAAACAGCGGCACCGATGCCGCCTTCTTCTCCGTGCTTGAAAAATTCCGCGACGTGCCGCAGATCATGGAGGAGTACAACGACGAGCAGATAACCGACATCAAGTTCCAGGGGCTGAAGTCTGTCACCTACGACGGCGACGGCAAGCAGAAGCGCAAGGCGGCCACCGGCAACGACATCGAGACTTCAAAGGTCAATGCTCCCGTAGTGCTTTTGGGACAGGAAGCACCACAGAAGGACGATGGAGCCCTGGCCAACCGCGTTGTCTTGTGTGAGGTTCCCAAACGGGAAGATATCAACGAGGACCACGCACGGGCCATCTTCGAAACACTGAAGGAGGCCGAGAATACGGGACTGTCGTACCTGCTAGTTGAGATACTAAAACTCCGCCCACTTGTGCAGCAGCACTTCCAGCAGTTACACCGCGAATGTGTGAAGGAGATACAGCTGCAGGTGGAGCAGAACGGACGGCGAAGCGGCGACCAGACACGCATCATCAATACCGTAGCCATGTTCGCCGCCACGTGCAAGCTGATGGTATCATACGCCCCGCATCTCCGTCTGCCATTCACCTACGAAAAGTTCCTTAACCTCTGTGTAGAAAAGGTAACGTCACAGATCGGCATGATACAGGCCACGAACAAGCTGGCCGCTTTCTTCGACATCGTGGAAGTACTCATCGACCGCCGCCAACTGCTCCTGGGGCGAGACTTCCGCATTCTGCAGCCCGGTCGCGGCCAGACACTGGCACGCAAAAAGCAGGATCCCTACGTGGTACCAACCGGGGAGACAAAGATTCTCTACCTGCGTATCGAGAGCATTCACTCGGCCTACCTCTCAGAGATGCAGCGCCGGGGCGGAAAAGAGCACCCATTGACGAAGCAGACACTATACACAAACCTGCGTTCCGACCCGACGTTTATCGGCGAGACTGGTGGCTTCAAGTTCTCCTGGGAAGAGGAGGTCAGCGACACGCTGGCCTCGCAGGAGCAGGGTTCCCAGACACCGCCTCTGGCCACCCGACTGATGCGACGCTTCGAAAAGGTGACATCGGCCGTCATCCTTAACTACACCCTCTTCCGCGAACACTACGAAAAAGACCTGGAGCGGAAAGAAACGTCCCCATCGGGAACAGATTCAAAGTCAGACGTACCATTTTAATTAATATATAAATTATGAAAAGTGAAGAAAAACTTGACCAGGAAATCGCATCGGGCATTTTTGCTGAAGTAAAACTGACGATGCAGCGGATTGAATACTCACACAGGGCTGCCCCCGTGCCCCTTAAAAGCGACGCCTACTCACAAATGGTTAGAGCGGGCTACTGGGATGCAAGAAAAATCATCAGTACTTATCTGTTGATACAGAAGAAAGAATGTAAGGCATCGGCTAACATCCGCAGCATGATTGTTACCATATTCCAGGCGGCCTCGACGAACTTCTGGGCGAAGAAGGTCTATAAGGCGGAGAAGAAAAAGGAAGACGAAGAAACATCAACCCAACCTAACAAAAACAGTTAACATGAAACAGACGATTGAAGAAAAGAAGTACATCATCGGCCATCAGATGGACTATGGAGTTTACATTGTCAATGGTGAAGACCTCTACGATGCCAAGACGGCTTTTGACTTAAAGAAGGAAGGCACATGGCAAAGCGAAGGCTCACATCTTGTTGTATTTGCCCCAGGCCTATGCTTCCAGCTGGACGGCTATCGTGGGAAGAACGTGCCGTTCCAAAAGGGTGCTCCTTCTTTGAAACGGTTCCGCGTTTTTGATGTTTACGAGGCACTTCACATGACAGACGAAGAGGCAAAAGCACTCTCAGACGAATTGGTAAAAGATGGGTGTGAATCTGCTATTGAGGCCGCAAGTTGCGGAACTGGATGTTTCCTGCCCTCATTGGGCCACCTCACGGCCATACATCACTATTCAAAGGTCATCAACTCACTTATTGCCATATTCACCCAAGACGAAGCGTTAGAAATCTTCGATTGGTTCTGGAGTTGCAATCGCTATAGTGTCTCCAATGCGTGGTTCATCAATATGTATAATGGCTACTTCTACAACGTCTTTAAGACTAATTCCATTAGGGTTAGGGCCATCTCAGCAATTGATTTGACCTCTTTAACTCTTCACCTCTCCAACTCTTCTGCAGAGGACAGCACCACCAGCGAAATTTAGATTTGGGTGTTTGGCCGTGCCAGGGGACGACTTCCATGCAAGGGAGCCGTCCCCATTCTTTTTTTTCATGAGGACAGAAGTAACTCTGATTCTTCATCCCTCATTCTTCACTTTTCACTTTTCACTTTTCACTTTTCACTTTTCACTTTTCACTTTTCACTTTTCACTCTTCACTTTAAATTTCCCCCGTGCCCCCAAATCTTTAAAATAAGTTTTTATTGACAAGTTTTGAAAAATCCACGAAAGCCCGACCAACCGACCAACCGACCAACGAAACCGTGCGTTTTTCAATGATATCTTATAATATATAGTTGTATATTAGTAATATAGATAGATAGATTACCCGTTGGTGTGCGTTGGAAACGGTCACAATCGGTTGGATTTTGGTTGGTTTTCGTTGGATTTTGATTTTTCGTACCTATTTCTTCACCTCGTGGTTTGACCAACTTTTGTTGTATTATTTTTACCTCGTTGGTTGCATTTGGATGAGTAAAAAATTGGTAACATGACTGAAAATGTGTATCTTTGCGCTTGTCGTTGGACGGTTGGTCAGTTGGTCGGAAAAACACATTATCACAAACTATGAGCAGGCAAAGTAGTAAACACTTCTATGTATTGGTGAACATGAAACCTTATTGCTACCGCTACCTTTGCAATAATTACCAGATTGCTGGGGAGCCGGAAGGTTGCATCTCGTTCAAGGCTAACCGTCTGCTCAGTTCCATCTTCCGCAACATGCTCCGACACAAGACCCAACTGCCCGCGTCACAAGGCGAGCCAACCACCGCAAGATGGCGGGTGCGCCGTGTGGCCATCGATATAGGTACCCATAACATGGAGCACCATGGACTGGATCTTACAGAGGAGTCGAAAGCAGAACTGGCCACACTCATCGAATACATCTGCCAAGAGGACTTCCGGCAGTTCTTCATACATATGTACATGGTGGAGCCAAGGGTTAAGAGCATCATCGAACAGTATCACACTCTGCGCGGCTACTCTGAGGAGGACTGGCCGCAGGAGTCGATGCAGAAAATCGTGACACGGATGCGCGTCACAGCCCAACTGAGAGAGTCACGCGACGCCTATCTCCAAAAATTAAACGGTTTTTTTACTGCGAACATGTCCGCAATGGTGGACTACAAATTAACTAAAAAAGTTTTTTCACAGTTATGCAACTCAACTTCGACAACAGAGGAGGAATCCGAAGAGTCTATGCCATCCCCGTCACAGACATTCTGCGTATAAGACACAACTGGACTTCGCGCACGGTTACACCCGAGCTTCGCAGGAGAGGAGGTATCGTAGAACTACCTACATACGCAGGTCAAGACTACGCTTTCACGGAAGAAAGAGTGCTAACGGACCACGGCACAAGGTACAATGTCAGCCTCAAAGGAAGAATACCGGCACGTCTTATACAACCTTCCACCATACAAACACTGAGCGACGGTGAATGGCTGGTACTTCATCAGGATACATGTGGACGAATCAGACTGTCGGGAACGGCATTGGTTCCTCTCCGGTTCGTCAGCACTTCCGATTCAGGTCAAACGGCTTCCGAACTTAATGGCGAGACCTTCACTTTCTCCGCTGTGGAAAGTATTACGTCGCCAGAATGCTATATCGCGGATATCAACCAACTTTAACAAGTCCTTTTATATATAGGAATCATAGGCCATCTTTGCAGCATAATTCTTGCAACTATGGCCTACAAACAACGTATAAGCGGTTCGATTGACTCCTACGGATGGTTCCGCTGGCAAATTCAGCATGTACTTTCCCAGCACAAAGATGAGGAGGTACATCTTATCATTATGTCACCAGGCGGTGTAGTGAACGAAGCTATTGCAATCAGTGACCTTCTAGCAGAACACGGTAATGTTACCGTCGAATTCTCTGGTCTGGCAGCATCAGCAGCCACATGGCTTGCCTTCGGAGCCAAACGTGTTATAATGCACGAAGATACTCTTTGGCTGTGCCACAAGAGTTCGACCGTGGTGGACCAGTGGAGCAAGATGAATGCAGACGAACTGGATGCATACATCGAAAAACTGAAATCACAGCAGAAGAATCTGGAGGTCATTGATGCCATCATTGCCAAGAAGTACCTCGACCGCTGCTCCTCTAAGGGGAAAACCCTGCAGCAGGTCGTGGAACTAATGAAAGAGGAAAGATACCTCCCTGCTGCCGACTGCCTTGCATGGGGTTTTGTCGATGAAGTGCTTCCCACCAAATCAGCAGATGAAGGTGTGAAAGTTAATAATGAATTCCTGAATGCTATTCATCTACCATCTATGGAAGACTCCTCAGGAATAGGTGTACATACCGAACCTGAAGAATCGGCCTCGCTTGCCAACACAATCATTCAGAAAATCATGGAGTTCTTCAAGGGTAAGGAAAAGGAAATCTCTGAATCTACTCAAAACAACACTGAACAAAAAACCAACATTATCTATATTATGAGAAAAGATTTCGTTTCGGTCAATGCTCTGCTCGGTGTAGAGGGCATTGAAGTGGCCGAGGACAACAAGGCCACACTGACCGTGGAACAACTCACGGCCATTGAGAACCGTCTGAAGGCTGCTGCCGATGCGGAGAAAACATTGGACGAAGTAAGTCCGAAAGTAAAGAACATGTCGGGAATCGCCAACAAGGTCACTGCCGTAACCATCATGCTGGACAACGCTCCTGTTGCCCCTGCACAGGTAGAGAAGCGTTCCGAAGGTGCCTCCAACGAGGTAACAGTGGAAGGCGGCGATGACATCACGGCTGAAGCCCGTAAGATGGCTAACCGTAGCAATAAGGTCTAACCCTCTAAAAACGTACAATTATGGATTTGACAACCCCTATTGACATTCAGGCCGTCATTGGTGCCGTCAAGGAGCACCGCGACCTGTTAACCACGCTCGATGCGGAACAGGCTGCTGAAACCCTGCAGCACTTCACCGCCATTCCAGGCGTGAAGGATTCCCTGGTTCTTGGCCGCACTACGCTGGGCAAGATCTCGCACAAGTACACTGGTACATTCATTGGCCAAGTGTCTAACGGTACTATCGTTCCCAGAACGCTGAAGGTGTATCCATGCGTGATGGAGATGGACGATGAACCCGAACGCTACCGTCGCACCTACATTCAGGAGGTGAAAGGCGGTCTCGACCCCTACTCGCACCCCTTCGAGGTGTGGTTGCTGAACTATGGCTACAAGTGTGCTTCGAAGGAACTCTTCGATGTGATGCTCACTGCCAAGTACGATGCAGCGGCTAACAAGACTGACCTGAAGGATTCCTTCGACGGTCTGGGAACCATCATCGAGGCCGAGCGCACAGCTGGCAATTTTTCTGTTGCCAATGGTAACGTATATGCCACCGGCGCACTCACACGTGCCAACATCGGTGACAAGTTCCTGGAGATGTATCGCCATATGCCCAGCACCTTCCGCAGCAAACGAGATGCAAAGTTGTATATCTCTGCAGATCTCGGCGACCTCTACGATGACTGGCTCCAGGATCAGGGCACGCTCGTTATCCAAAGCGACACGGCAGAAGTGGCTGGACAGAAGTATCTGCGCGGTACCAACAAGAAAGTGGAGATTGTTCGTCTGAACAACATGCCGGACGGCTCACAGTTCGCAATGCTGACCACCAAGGAAATTGTTGTTTACGGCTACGACGAGGACAGCGACTTCCAGTCACTCGTTCCTTTCGCAAGCGGAAACCCATACCACTTCACCGCTGCCGGCAAGTACGTTCTGGGCTTCCAGTTAGTTACGCTCGACAAGAGAGAAATCTGCATCAACGACCAGCCTTTCACTCCAAGTGCTGAAGACAATCAACAGGAGGAGGAAGAAAACATCTTTACGCTGACATGGAAGATTGATGGCCAGACGGTTCATACCGACACACTGACTGCAGGTGCCCCCGTGATCGCCTACACGCCTGATCCCATCGAGGGAAAGACGTTCGCTTGGACAGATGCACCAACGCATATGCCCGCTGAAGACACTGTTGTAACAGGTGCATACACCGACCTTTAATAACCACTAATTCTAAAGACTATGCCTAATCCAAAATGTATAGCACTTGCCAGTATCGCTGCCGTAGCAAACTGTGTAGATACTGACAATCGTGCCGGTATCGTTGATCGCATCCTTTTCGGTTATGCCGATGAAGTGGGCACATGGCCTCAGTTGCCTGCACCCACAGAGAACAATGCCCTGTCATTCGAGGCTGCCGGCAAGTGGAACGGCGACCTGGCAATGGCCAACGGTTGCCAGCTCTATGAGTTGAACTTCACGGATGAAACTGGTGAACTGAAAATTACGGATCAGGGTGAGAAGGGCGGTAAGTCATTCCTCTACGAACTCGACATCACACGCGCGAAAATGAATGCTACGATGTTCGGCTTCGAGAACGCCATCAAAGACCGCAATCTCGTTCTCCTTGTTCGTGATCGCAATGGCGTATGGTATTTGATGGGCGACGAGATGGCCCCGGCCATGAAAGTGGACGGCGATGGCTCGACCACTGGTATGGCTGGAACAGACCAGAACAAGACGGCCCTGAAGTTCCAATACTCCTGTCCGCGTAAACTGATTTACGACGGCGAGATTGATTCTCTCCTCACGGCTGTCACTGGTTCCTAAATCCATGCTTCTCTCTACCACAAGCCCGCCACCACGGAATTTCACCGTCGGTGGCGGTTTTTTTGTCCTTTCTCAGGTGCGGATTTTTCCGCACCTTTGCTGTACCTAATTCGATAAAATATGAAAGATTATCTGAAGAACAGAGAGAAGGCTATGGCCTGGGTCAATGGTGAAGACCACGATTTCGCCAAGGGTATTGCAATTCTGAAGGCTGCCAGTTTCAAGCCTGGAGTAGTCGGTGTGCTTGAACGCCACGGAAGCGGGAACCACCAGAGCGACGAACGGCTCATGTACCACATGCGCGACTTCATCCGGTGCTTTGCCAATGAAAGTGCCAAGGAAGACACGGACCTGGAACTATCCGTTCTCGACGGAAAAGAGGTTACTGAAGAAGCGGATTCCGCATCGACGGCATCCATGCTCAGCAACGAAGTGGCCGAGAAACTGGACAAGGGAGAATACCCCAGCGAAATAGCAGCTGTGATTTCCCGTTACCGTGAGGCATACGTCACCCGTGACAAACTGATGAAGGCCCTCGCAGAACTGCCAGAGACGAACGACGATATGACAGTAGAGAAACGTCGCTCCATCAGCGAACAGATGAAGACCTTGTCAGACGAGATGGATAAACTTTATCCACAGTATGAGGCATACATCAATGAAGGGAAGGTTCCTGAAGATGAGTCTGAACAGAACCCCGAAAAAAGTTCTTCGGATATCTCCTCCATGAGCAAGGAGGAACTGCAGAAGTTGCGCAAAGGGGTGGTCACGAAGATTTCCCGTGCCAAGAACATGCTGCTCTACCAGAAGGAGAGCAAACAGGAGGTGGAGAATCCCATCAAGGACGAAAAGAAGATTGCCAAGTACAATGCGAAGATAGAACGGCTGACCGCCGAACTTCACGACATTGATATGGCAATTGCTGCCCTGGCATGATTATCGCTCCTGCAGACATCAAAAGCATGGTGACGGAGCCGGCTGGCGAGAAAACGCCTGCCGGACTCCGCTCCATGGATACGGAGGACAAGGACGACGATGTGGTTCTTGAAGTGATATCCTCACCTGAAGGGCTTGGAACTATCCGGGACGGAATGGCCAAGCACTACTATTCCTCAGGGGCTTTCAACCTGATTCAACTGGTGCTCTACATTCTTCGGCAGACGGGACCGGCACACTTGTTCCTGGCCACGTACAGCATCTCAGACCGTAGCATCACCACCCTGCGGAACCACATCGACAGAAAGGATATTCTCTCGATAAGGTTTCTGATTGACAACCGCGTCAGGTCAATAAGCCCGAAGTCTTTTGATTATCTGCTGACAGCCTTTCCTGGGCAGACTCGTTGCCGGACACTACATGCGAAGGTCGCACTCGTTTGGAACGACCAGTGGCACATTTCAGTCGTGGGTTCCCAAAACGCCACGCATAACCCCAAACTGGAGCGCGGTATCATACACACCTCCAGAGAAATATTCAACTTTGACAAACAGATTCTTGAATATGAATTTGAGCACGGAACAACTGAAAGCATTGGAGGACTTCGCCTATAACCTTATTCCCATCAACCTCATGGCCATCATGATGGAGGTGGATGCCATCGATCTGCGTCAGGATATAGAGAAAAGCGATACTGATGCACACCGGGCATATTACAAGGGATATGGCAGAATGCTTCTGGAGACAAGGCAGAGCATCATCCGCTCGGCACATAATGGGAGCAATCCTGCTCAGATGGCTCTCCTGGGCTTCCTGCGTCAGTTCCAGGCCGATAACACAAGTATGATATGAGAGGTACACCTTCCCTGCAAGAGCAGCATCATACGCTTATCCAGGCGCACATTCTGGATCCGGAGAACAGTCCGCTGCCTGAAGCCCTGAGGCCGCTGATGAACCGTGTGCTCACAGCGGCGCGTATGCTGGATGACTATCCCGTAGAGGGACACATCATCAAACTCATGCAGGCTAAATACAACGTGTCGGCCAGTACGCTGCGCAAGGATATCCAACTGGCCAAGCAGTTGTTCAAGACCAACCACACCTTCGACTGGGACTTCTGGCAAGCCTGGCAGATAAAGGACCAGGTTGCCCTAATCCGCGAGGCAAAACTGCGTGGCGACCTGAAGGCATGGAACAATGCAAAGAAGGTGCTGCACCTGATTATCGGCGACAAACCGGAAGCCGTGGAGGATCCTCGTCGAATGGAACGCAATGTGTTTAACATCCAGGTGAACTATAACGGCCAGACGATGGTGATAGACTTCGACAAAATGCGTTCCCTCGACCCAAGGCTCCGTGCTGAAATTCTGCAGTACCTCTATCAGCCAGTGGATGATGCACAGGCTGAGGAAATAATGGAAAGCTGAAGGCTATGGAATACAACGTCTGGGAAGAACCGCTCTTTGTGAATCCGGCACAGTTAGCTCTCATGCTGTTCCCGGCCAAGACGAAGTACGCCCTCATGTCCCGCGCTTCTGGAAAGAGTTTCATCACAGGGTATGAAATCGATGAGAATGTGCGACTTATGCCACGTGGCATCACGACCATAGCACAGGCCACCATCGGACAGGCACTGACCAAGACGCTGCCCTCGGCATTCAAGATGCTGGAGTACCTGGGCTACAAGCGATATGACCCGAAGACAAAGACGGGCGACTATGTAGTATGCCGTAAACCGCCTGAAGGGTGGTACACGCCATACGAGCATATCATGAACCACGACTATCTGATATCCTTCTCGAATGGGCACGGCTTGTATTGCCTCTCACAGGCGAACAACAGCCGTGGACCCAACGCCGACTACAACATCACGGACGAAGCCCTGACCATCGACAAGGAACAGTTTGACCAGGAGGTGGCCCCCACGAACCGAGGCAATGAGGACAAGTTCGGACGGCACACGCCCGACCCCGTCCTGAAGCACCATGGCAACACGTTTCTCTCCTCCATGGTCTATACGCCTGAACAACGATGGCTGCTGGAACCGGCTGCATACTACGAGGAGGAACGTGGAATCCGGCTATTCGACGTATGGAACCGCATAGTTAACCTGCAGATGCAACTAATAGAGGCTAAGATGCAGGAGGACAGACAGATGTTCCGCGACATATGGAACGAGGTGCAGCGCATGAGACAGGGTATCATGCCGTTTGTCAGCAAGGACGGGGTGCTGTTCCTGCTGGGCAGCATCTTCGACAATATCTCCAACGTGGGCATGGCGTACATCGTCTCGCAGTATAAGGTGATGGATAAGTTCTCATTCATGGTGGAGATTCTGAACTACATCGTGGATAAAATAGATCACTGCTACTATGCCCTGACAGAACAGCACCGCTACTACAATGCCACCAACGATTCCTATATACGCGACTTTGCAGAGAACAACGACTTCAACTGGCAGCAGCTGGCCGAAGAGGACAGTCGCATGGATGCCGACTGCAACACCTCGCAGCCGCTGGAGATTGTAACGGACTGGGGTTCCAGTGCATCGTTCCTCAGCGTAGGACAGGTATGGAACTACGACTGGGTAACCCGCCAGCGTATCGAGAAGCGCAAGGTAGATTGTACCATCAATGAGTTCTTCGTGAAGCGCGACGATCTGGAGGATACCGAGGTGAACGCCCTTATCGACAAGTTCTGCCACTACTACCGGTACCACGCTTGCAAGATTGTCGATTTCTACCGCGACCGATATGGCGATGCAAGACGGGCAAACTCCAAGAAAACGTACAATGAGCTGGCCATAGACCGCCTGATGAAGCACGGGTGGAAGGTGCGGCAACATGTACACCGGGGCATCGAGCCTCCGCAGCATGACAAGTACCTGCTCTGGTCGTACATCCTGAAGGAAACGGATGTGCGCTTTCCCCTGTTCCGCATCAATGCCTCGAAATGCAAGTTCACACTCATTTCCATGAATTCCACACAGGTGAGGATGACCACGGACGGACGCTTTGAGAAAGACAAACGCTCAGAACGCAATGGTTCTGTTCCCGCAGAGCAGGCAACGCACTTCGGCGACTGCGTGGATAAACGCTACTGGACGAAGTACGGCGACCTGCTGAAGGTGCGCTCGTTCGTCGATGTAAGGATATAGTGCTCATTCAGCACGCTTCTTCAATCAATCGTGCCGGTGGCCGCAGTGATGCGTCTGCCGGTTTTTCTTTTCCTCCACCTTGGCTTTTATCATCATCCATTCGTCTTGATGGGCGGCATGTCCTCGCTCACGGGTAGCTCTCTCAGTCGTTCTTTTGAGTTAGTTCTTGAGATTTAAATTCTGGCTATTTGATTCTGAAGGCAACAGTTCCTGCAGATGATGTCCCCATGTCTGGCGTTCTGCTCTGGCTTCCCCTCAGGACTGCTTGCTCACGTTATGGTGCTGTCTTGCATTCCAGCGTTTTGTATTGTCCTTCAGGTTGCCGGTGTTGTCATTTTTCGTCCGACCTCCTTGCTGTTGTCACGTCCGTTTCCATTGTACATGCTATGCCTTGCTACCTCGATTTTTCCTTTGCAAAGTTAGCCAAGCCCGTGCCCTGCAAGTACCAGTGTCTTATTCCTTCAGAAGATTTTGACACACTTTCCGCATTTTCTTCTTCACGCCAGGTAGTGGCTAAACAAAATGTGGCTTTTCTAAATTTTCATTGTAATTCCTTGCATTACGCACTTTCCACTTTCAGGCTCTTCTATGCACGTAAAAATTCAAGGGTGCAAGGCACCACATGTTTAACAATTAAAAACTAAAAACTATGACAACCGTCGCAATGAGTTCCAGACTGAGAAACAAATTTAGCCACCTTGGCAACATCTGCAGTTCCAATACCTACTACGTTACAGTGGAATGCGAGGACAACGAGCACTACAATTTCGAAGTTGATGCTGATTCCTACGGGGAAGCATGTTCCATCGCAGACTCTATCGCACAGGACATGTACATCGACATCATCTTCATTCAGGTGGAACAGGTCGCTTAAACTTCATCTTCAAATAACCAGTTATTAACAATTTAATGTTCAAAACTATGAAAACCCAGAAGAACAACACAGAGAGCATGAACACCGTGGGCAAGGAAGACCGCGCCCTTAACCTCTTCGCCGACATGATGATCGAGAAGATAGAAAGCCTTCAGGGCGACTGGAAAAAGCCCTGGTTCACAGAAGGCAGTCTCGCGTGGCCCCGGAACATCGCCGGACGCGAGTACAACGGAATGAACACCCTGATGCTGCTCATGCACTGCGAGCGCAACCATTACCAGGTTCCCGTATTCCTTACCTTCAACCGTTGCGTTTCCCTCAACTTCAAAGACGGTGCCGAAGGACGTGTGCCCTCCGTTGATGCCGAAGGCAAGAACCTCCCTTGGGTCCATGTGCTCAAAGGCGAAAAGTCCTTCCCAGTGTTCCTCACCACCTTCACTGTCAAAGACAAGGATGGCAACGTCATCAAGTACGATGACTATAAGCTGCTCTCCGAGACGGAACAGGATCGCTACACGGTGTATCCTTCGACTCTTGTCTATGATGTATTCAACATCGCACAGACGAATATCAAGGAGGCTCGTCCGGAACTTTACGCAAAGATCCTAGATTCGGTGAAGCTTAACCGCCCCTGCGTCGATAACGACGGCTTCAGTTTCGGGGCTTTCGACGTGATGGCCTCTGATGGCAAGTGGATTTGCCCCATCCGTATCGAGCATCAGGACAATGCCTGTTACTTCCCTGCCAAGAACGAAATCTTGCTGCCGGAGAAGTCGCAGTTCGATAAAGGGCAGTCGTTCTACAGCACTGCCTTCCATGAGTGCATTCACTCCACAGGTGCTCAGCTGAGCCGTCTGAAGGACGGTGCGGCATTCGGTTCGCCCGAGTACGCACGGGAGGAACTCGTGGCAGAACTCGGTGCGGCACTGGTTGCCCATCGATATGGCTTTGGCTCTCATGTCAAGGATGAGAGTGCCGCGTACCTGAAGTCGTGGCTAAAAAGTCTCCGTGAGGATCCTTCCTTCATTAGGACCACACTTCTCGACGTGAAACGTGCCACCGCAATGCTCACTCAGTGCCTCGATGCACTGAGTGACCAGATGCTGGAACTGCCAAAGGTGAAGACCGCAAAGCGTTCCCGTAAAGTTAAGGAGGCTGCTTAGGCGGCCTCCTTTTGTTTCACCTTCTGCAGTAACGGCCATGATGAAGTTCGCACTATATAGTTATATCCCACGTCGGTACCAGAGACGTGCCACGTTTGAGGAAATGGATATCTGTAGGATGATTCTCGGTTTCAAGGATGGCCGTAATGTCTATAGCCGTTGGGCTGCGCATCAGTTTGCATACGCCCTGAGTGCCGTGAATCTGTCAGATGTGACCGTCGTATGCATCCCAGCCAGTACCATGTGCGCACATGTACGTCGGTGGAAACGTTTCTCTCAGCTGTTCTGTAGGCTCACGGGAGCACAGAACGGCTTTGAGCATATAGAGGTGCGTGGCAGCCGCAAACGGGCACACGTCACTGGCGAGTACGAGTTGGCTACGAACATCAAGCACCTGGTACATATCGACGCGGATTTCTTCAAAGGCCGTAAGGTCCTGGTCATCGATGACATTTACACTACAGGCCAGTCATCACGCGCATTCATTGAAGCCATGCAAGCAGCCGGTGCAACTGTCGTCATGGCTGCTTTCCTCGCTAAGACAAGAAGCCGTCGTGCATGACGTATTTCCGTCATATTTAATAGATATCGCACCATCGTTTCCCGCCCACCCTATGCCGTCCGCTATGCTCCTGCCCGTGATACGATGGTGCGATGTTTTGTATCATGGCCCACCCTCATCCCCCTGCGCACCTGAACGCGAATACTGCGACACTGATGGCCATGGCCACCAGAGTCATTCTGCGTTCATCATACATGACGCGCACCTTGCCATCCGCAGCAGCTGCCAGTACCACGCTCCGCTACATTCGTCATGGGACACCGAGAGAGCCTAATGGCTACGAGGTGATGGCTCGTGTCGAAGAGTGTAGAACTGCATCTACACACATCGACGACGTACCAATGGCACCGCCGTCACTTCTCCGCCAGGCACACTCTCAGTCCTATGCCTCTCTGCGCTACACGGGTATTGGCTACAGGTGCGGATGACACAGTGCCACCATGTATGCACGGCCTACCGTGAAGGTGCTTGCCTATATATTTACCACGCCTAAGACCGTACCCGACCACCGCACCACGCAAGACCGCTCCATCGGTGCGGATTGCGGTGCGATTGGTGCGGATTAGCGGAACCCAGCGCAAGACCGCACTTAGGGGGAGGGGGATGCCCTTTCATATTTCCTATGAAAGTGCGGTTTTCGGTGCGCTTCGGCTTAGGGCGCGGAATGCTCTGCAACGACTTAACAAGCCCTCAATGCCACTTGGCAGAGGGCTTGTTATTGTCTTTCAATGGTTTAGATTCTTTTTAACACTTCGCCCTGCTCGGTGCTCACTCTATCTCCTATGCCATCCTCCCGCGGCTGCCACAGGGGC